TAATTATATAAGGAGTTATTAATATGACCTTACAACAAAAAATACTATCACATTTTGCAACATATGACAATTTCAATTCTGATGATGTTGTTGAAGTTTTTGGAGTATCGAAAACACATGCAAAATCCACACTTTCAAAACTTAAGAAAAAAGGAAAGATTGAAATGGAAAGTTGGGGTATCTGGCGTGTTATTGAATCGCAATTGCATTTAAGTGTAGTCGAACGTAAAAAAGAAATTTTAGAAGAACAATTTGAATTGTTAGCAAGATTAAATGAACAAAGTGATGACCCTAGAGAAATAGAAGAACGCATCAAGTTAATGATTCGTTTAGCCAACCAATTTTAAGGAGGAGTTAATCAATGGCAATATTAGAAGGTATTTTTGAAGAATTAAAACTATTAAATAAGAATTTACGTGTGCTAAATACTGAACTATCAACTGTAGATTCATCAATTGTACAAGAGAAAGTTAAAGAAGCACCAATGCCAAAAGATGAAACAGCTCAACTGGAATCAGTTGAAGAAGTTAAGGAAACTTCTGCTGATTTAACTAAAGATTATGTTTTATCAGTAGGAAAAGAGTTCCTTAAAAAAGCAGATACTTCTGATAAGAAAGAATTTAGAATTAAACTTAACGAACTTGGTGCGGATAAGCTATCTACTATCAAAGAAGAGCATTATGAAAAAATTGTTGATTTTATGAAGGCGAGAATCAATGCATGAAGCTAGATCACTCAAATAGAGCTCATGCAAAGCTAAGTGCAAGTGGTGCGAAACAATGGCTAAACTGCCCACCGAGTATTAAGGCAAGTGAAGGTATTGCAGATAAAAGTTCAGTTTTTGCTGAAGAAGGTACATTCGCCCATGAATTAAGTGAGTTATATTTCAGTCTTAAATATGAAGGCCTAACACAGTTTGAGTTTAATAAAGCTTTTCAAAATTATAAGCGAAATCAATATTACAGTGAAGAGTTGCGTGAATATGTTGAAGAGTATGTAGCTAATGTAGAAGAAAAATATAACGAAGCTTTGAGTAGGGATAATGATGTAATAGCTTTATTTGAAACAAAATTGGATTTAGGTAAATACGTCCCTGAATCTTTTGGTACTGGTGATGTCATTATATTTTCAGGTGGTGTACTTGAAATTATTGACCTTAAATACGGTAAAGGCATTGAAGTTTCAGCTATAGATAATCCTCAACTTAGATTATATGGCTTGGGCGCATATGAACTGCTTAGTTTAATGTATGACATTCATACAGTTCGCATGACTATCATACAACCACGAATAGATAACTTTTCTACTGAAGAGTTACCAATATCAAGATTACTTCAATGGGGAACCGATTTTGTTAAACCATTAGCCAGACTTGCTTATAACGGTGAAGGTGAGTTTAAAGCAGGTAGTCATTGTAGATTCTGTAAGATAAAGCATTCATGTAGAACACGTGCAGAATACATGCAAAATGTGCCTCAAAAGCCACCACATTTGTTAAGTGATGAAGAGATTGCAGAACTTTTATATAAACTGCCTGATATCAAAAAATGGGCTGATGAAGTAGAACATTATGCGCTAGATCAAGCGAAAGGAAATGATAAAAACTATCCTGGTTGGAAGCTTGTAGAAGGTCGTTCGCGAAGAATGATAACTGATACAAAAGCAACGCTTGAAAAGTTAGTTGAAGCGGGTTATAAACCTGAAGATATTACAGAAACCAAGTTACTTAGCATTACGAAATTAGAAAAATTAATTGGTAAAAAAGCATTTTCTAAAATTACAGAGGGCTTTATAGAAAAGCCACAAGGTAAATTAACACTTGCTACCGAGTCTGATAAACGACCAGCTATAAAGCAATCTGCTGAAGATGATTTTGACAAACTATAAAAATTAAAAAGGACGGTATATAAACATGAAAGCAAAAGTATTAAATAAAACTAAAGTGATTACAGGAAAAGTAAGAGCATCATATGCACATATTTTTGAACCTCACAGTATGCAAGAAGGGCAAGAAGCAAAGTATTCAATCAGTTTAATCATTCCTAAATCAGATACAAGTACGATAAAAGCCATTGAACAAGCTATAGAAGCTGCTAAAGAAGAAGGAAAAGTTAGTAAGTTTGGAGGCAAAGTTCCTGCAAATCTGAAACTTCCATTACGTGATGGAGATACTGAAAGAGAAGATGATGTGAATTATCAAGACGCTTATTTTATTAACGCATCAAGCAAACAAGCACCTGGTATTATTGACCAAAACAAAATTAGATTAACGGATTCTGGAACTATTGTAAGTGGTGACTATATTAGAGCTTCAATCAATTTATTTCCATTCAACACAAATGGTAATAAGGGTATCGCAGTTGGATTGAACAACATTCAACTTGTAGAAAAAGGCGAACCTCTTGGCGGTGCAAGTGCAGCAGAAGATGATTTTGATGAATTAGACACTGATGATGAGGATTTCTTATAAGTCAATAGGTGGGGTTTTTAGCCCCACTTTAATTTTAAAGAAATTGAGGTGTCAAGAATTTGAAATTTATGAATATAGATATTGAAACATACAGCAGTAACGATATTTCGAAATGTGGTGCCTATAAATACACAGAAGCTGAAGATTTCGAAATTTTAATTATAGCTTATTCGATAGATGGTGGAGCGATTAGTGCGATTGACATGACTAAAGTAGATAATGAGCCTTTCCACGCTGATTATGAGACGTTTAAAATTGCTCTATTTGACCCTGCTGTAAAAAAGTATGCATTCAATGCTAATTTCGAAAGAACTTGTCTTGCTAAACATTTTAATAAACAGATGCCACCTGAAGAATGGATTTGCACAATGGTTAATTCAATGCGTATTGGCTTACCTGCTTCGCTTGATAAAGTTGGAGAAGTTTTAAGACTACAAAGCCAAAAAGATAAAGCAGGTAAAAATTTAATTCGTTATTTCTCTATACCTTGTAAACCAACAAAAGTTAATGGAGGAAGAACAAGAAACCTACCTGAACATGATCTTGAAAAATGGCAACAATTTATAGATTACTGTATTCGAGATGTAGAAGTAGAAATGGCGATTGCTAATAAAATTAAAGACTTTCCAGTAACTGCAATTGAACAAACATATTGGGTTTTTGACCAACATATAAACGACAGAGGTATTAAGCTTTCTAAATCATTGATGTTAGGAGCTAATGTGCTCGATAAGCAGAGTAAAGAAGAATTGCTTAAACAAGCTAAACATATAACAGGTTTAGAAAATCCTAATAGTCCTACACAGTTATTGGCTTGGTTAAAGGATGAACAAGGATTAGATATACCTAATTTACAAAAGAAAACGGTTCAGGAGTACTTAAAAGAAGCAACAGGAAAAGCTAAAAAAATGCTAGAAATTAGATTGCAAATGTCTAAAACCAGTGTGAAAAAATACAACAAAATGCATGACATGATGTGCAGTGATGAACGGGTAAGAGGTCTGTTTCAATTTTACGGTGCCGGTACTGGAAGATGGGCAGGTAGAGGTGTACAACTTCAGAATTTAACAAAGCATTATATTTCAGATACTGAATTAGAAATAGCAAGAGATCTTATTAAAGAACAACGTTTTGACGATTTAGATTTATTACTCAATGTTCATCCTCAAGACTTATTAAGTCAATTAGTTAGGACGACATTTACTGCTGAAGAAGGTAATGAACTAGCAGTAAGTGATTTTTCTGCAATAGAGGCAAGAGTCATAGCATGGTATGCAAAAGAACAATGGCGTTTAGATGTGTTCAACACACACGGAAAGATATATGAAGCATCGGCTTCTCAAATGTTTAATGTCCCGGTAGAAAGCATAACTAAAGGCGACCCTCTCAGACAAAAGGGAAAAGTGTCCGAATTAGCTTTAGGTTATCAAGGTGGCGCTGGAGCTTTAAAAGCGATGGGTGCATTGGAAATGGGCATTGAAGAAAATGAATTACAAGGTTTAGTTGATAGTTGGCGTAACGCAAATCCTAACATAGTTAATTTTTGGAAGGCTTGCCAAGAGGCTGCAATTAATACTGTGAAATCCCGAAAGACGCATCATACGCATGGACTTAGATTTTATATGAAAAAAGGTTTTCTAATGATTGAACTGCCTAGTGGAAGAGCTTTAGCTTATCCAAAAGCTTCAGTTGGTGAAAATAGTTGGGGTAGTCAAGTTGTTGAATTTATGGGCTTAGATCTTAACCGTAAATGGTCAAAGTTAAAAACGTATGGTGGGAAGTTAGTCGAGAATATTGTTCAAGCAACTGCAAGGGATTTACTTGCGATTTCTATAGCTAGGCTTGAAGCATCAGGTTTTAAAATAGTTGGACATGTCCATGATGAAGTAATTGTAGAAATACCTAGAGGTTCAAATGGACTTAAGGAAATCGAAACTATCATGAATAAGCCTGTCGATTGGTCAAAAGGATTGAATTTGAATAGTGACGGATTTACTTCTCCGTTTTATATGAAGGATTAGGAGTGTGATTGAATGCAACATCAAGCTTATATCAATGCTTCTGTTGACATTAGAATTCCTACAGAAGTCGAAAGTGTTAATTACAATCAGATTGATAAAGAAAAAGAGAATTTGGCGGAGTATTTATTTAATAATCCAGGTGAACTATTAAAATATAACGTTATAAATATCAAGGTTTTAGATTTAGAGGTGGAATGATGGCTAGAAGAAAAGTTATAAGAGTTCGTATCAAAGGAAAACTAATGACATTGAGAGAAGTTTCAGAAAAATATCATATATCTCCAGAACTTCTTAGATACAGATACAAACATAAAATGCGCGGCGATGAATTATTGTGTGGAAGAAAAGACTCAAAATCTAAAGATGAAGTTGAATATATGAAGAGTCAAATAAAAGATGAAGAAAAAGAGAGAGAAAAAATCAGAAAAAAAGCGATTTTGAACCTATACCAACGAAATGTGAGAGCGGAATATGAAGAAGAAAGAAAGAGAAGATTGAGACCATGGCTTTATGATGGAACGCCTCAAAAACATTCACGTGATCCGTACTGGTTCGATGTCACTTATAACCAAATGTTCAAGAAATGGAGTGAAGCTTAATGAGCATAATCAGTAACAGAAAAGTAGATATGAACAAAACGCAAGACAACGTTAAGCAACCTGCGCATTACACATACGGCGACATTGAAATTATAGATTTTATTGAACAAGTTACGGCACAGTACCCACCACAATTAGCATTCGCAATAGGTAATGCAATTAAATACTTGTCTAGAGCACCGTTAAAGAATGGTCATGAGGATTTAGCAAAGGCGAAGTTTTACGTCGATAGAGTATTTGACTTGTGGGAGTGATGACCATGACAGATAGCGGACGCAAAGAATACCTAAATCAATTCTTTGGATCTAAGAGATATCTGTATCAAGATAACGAACGAGTGGCACATATCCATGTAGCAAACGGCAATTATTACTTTCACGGGCATATCGTACCAGGTTGGCAAGGCGTAAAGAAGACGTTTGATACAGCCGAAGAGCTAGAAATATATATAAAGCAACATGGTTTGGAATACGAGAAACAGAAGCAACTAACTTTATTTTAGAGGAGATGGAAATGATGAATAACCGCGAACAAATTGAACAGTCCGTTATAAGTGCTAGTGCGTATAACGGCAATGACACAGAGGGATTACTAAAAGAGATTGAGGACGTGTATAAGAAAGCACAAGCGTTTGATGAAATACTTGAGGGTTTACCTAATGCTATGCAAGATGCACTCAAAGAAGATATTGATCTTGATGAAGCAGTAGGGATTATGACGGGTCAAGTTGTCTATAAATATGAGGAGGAGCAGGAAAATGAAGAAATTTAATGTCCAAATCACATACGCTGGCATGATTGAAGAGACTATCGAGGCTGAAAGTTTAGAAGAAGCAGAAATTGAGGCGGATTTTATTGCGATATTTGAAGCATCATTTAATTATGATGAATATGAAATTAATGTAGAGGAGGCACAGGAAAATGAATAACACATTAACAATTGATCAATTACAAGAGTTATTACAAATACAAAAGGAGTTCGACGATAGAATACCAACGCTGAACTTACGAGATAGCAAAATAGCATATGTAGTTGAATTCTTTGAATGGTTTAATACATTGGAAACGTTTAAGAACTGGAAGAAGAAACCAGGTAAGCCGTTAGACGTACAACTTGATGAATTAGCTGACATGTTGGCGTTTGGATTGAGTATTGCGAATCAAGTAGGAGTGTCATCAGAAGAGATAAAAGAAGCGATTGAATCAAGTTTTAAAGATACAGAATTTCACAAAATGTTTAATTTTAAAGATAAAGAATTTGCTCAAGACGCAGTTGTTAGTACACCACAGATAATATTCAAAGAATTTTATCCCGACCAACAAGCAATTGTTATAGTGATAGACATAGCTTACAACTTATATTCTATCGACCAACTCATTGACGCATACAAAAAGAAAATGAAAAGGAACCACGAAAGACAAGATGGAACAGCAGACGCAGGAAAAGGATACGTGTAAAGACATCTTGGATCGAGTCAAGGAGGTTTTGGGGAAGTGAGCGACATGTTAGAAATATTTTTAATAGGGTTTGGCGTTTATCTCTTTTATCGCATAGCAATTATTTTTCTTAAGAGTAAAAAGACTATACACACAAACATATATGAAATGTTAATGCTTGCTACTATCTTTATGATATCTACAATTGCTTATAAACATCAAAAGACGCATATCTTAATAGCATTTTTAGTAATGTTTTTTATGAGTAAGCTCAAACAAGTTCAAGGGAGCTATGAGGAATGACACAATACTTAGTCACAACATTCAAAGATTCAACAGGACGTAAACATACACACATAACTAAAGCTAAGAGTAATCAAAGGTTTACAGTTGTTGAGGCAGAGAGTAAAGAAGAAGCGAAAGAGAAGTACGAGAAACAAGTTAAAAGGGATGCAGTTATTAAAGTGGGTCAGTTGTTTGAAAATATAAGGGAGTGTGGGAAATGATTAAAAAACTTAAAAATATGGATGGGTTCGACATCTTTATTGTTGGAATACTGTCATTATTCGGTATAACCGCATTGCTACTTGTTGTCGCATTGCCTATCTATACAGTGGCTAGTTACCAAAACAAAGAAGTACATCAAGGGACAATTACAGATAAATATAACAAAAGACAAGATAAAGAGGACAAATTCTATATTGTATTAGATGATAAACAAGTCATCGAAAACTCAGACTTATCCTTCAAAGGAAAGTTTGATAGCGCAGACATACAAGCTAGGTTAAAAGTAGGTGATAAAGTAAAAGTTAAGACGATTGGATATAGAATACACTTTTTAAATTTATATCCGGTCTTATACGAAGTAAAGAAGGT